AAAAGATTTAGCGTTGACCATAGTTCTGGTTCGTTAATAACTGGAGATGAGGTTGAAATAGAAACGGCTGATGGTTCAACACTTGAATTAGTTAGTGGTCATAGTTATCCAGATGGGAAGTGGTTTATTAATGTTGATCCTGTCGGTGGTATTCGTTTGTTTGATACTTTCGCAAAAGCAATTGAAGGTTTGACTACGAATGCTTTGGCTCTTGTTACGCCTAGTGTTGCAAAGGATATTACGATTAGAACAAGAAATGAAAGATTTAGGCATGTAGCAGGTGTTAGAGAATTTGAAATGACAACGAGTAGAGAGCAAGTTGATTTAACAAATCTTGGAGATGAATTTAGAAATCAATATGAGGCTGGCTTAATTAGTGGTCAAGGGTCAATGACTTGTATTTGGGAGCATGATTATGACACAGGAGATCGAGTAAATGATTATGGAGAAGATCCAGAGTTTCCTTTCTACTTAGCTCAATTACTGGTTCGTACTCAACAAGGGTCAGATTTTGATGGATTGTTTTATATTTTCCGTGATCCCGATAATTCAAAGAAAAATGTCTTTTATGAAGCTAATTGCATTATTACTAATATTGCTGTAACGGTGTCTGTAACTGAGGTTATAGAGACAAGGATAGAATTTGTGACGAATGGAGTAATTAGATTAAAGACAGGAGATACACCAGGATTCTTGTTACAGGAAAATGCAGATAAGATATTACAAGAAAATCAAAGTCGCATATTGCTTGAAGAGGTTTAAACTGCTGATATTGGTATTTAGTTAGTCGGCAATGGCAGATCTCAAGATCACTACTTTACCTGCTTTAGCAGAAGCAGGTATTCAAGCAACAGACCCATTAGCCATTGCTGATGTCAGCGCAACAGAAACCAAAAAGGTAACTGTTAAAGATCTTATTGCTGCTGGTGTTGCGTTAATCGATGACGGAGATATACCTGCTGCAAAGGTTGGAACATTAGGAACGAACCAAGTAGCAACTGCGGCAATACAAGCTAATGCTGTTACTGCTGCCAAGATTGCCAATGCAACGATAACTGCAACTCAAATAGCGGATGCAACGATAACTGGAGCGAAGTTAGTTAACGATACTGTTACTGCAACACAGATAGCTGCTAATGCGATAACTGCTTCTGAGTTAGCTGATGATGCTGTAGATACTGCTGCTGTCGTTGCAAACGCCATAACAACTGCAAAGATCGCAGATGCAAATGTTACTTATGCAAAGTTAAGTCTTAGTGATGGAGATATTCCTGGGGCAAAGATCGCAACAGGTGGAATTACAGCAACACAATTAGCAGCAAACTCTGTAACCTCCTCTGAACTTGCTGACGATGCAGTTGACACAGCAGCCATTGTTGATGGTGCTGTTACAGCAGTAAAGATTGCAACAAATACAATTACAGCTAATCAAATAGCTGCAAATGCTATTGGTGCTAGTGAGTTAGCCGATAACGCTGTTGATACGGCTGCTATTGCTGATGGAGCTGTAACTGCTGCAAAGCTTTCTGGTACGTTAGCTGCTACTTCAATTGCTGATAATGCAGTAACAACTGCCAAGATTCTTGATGATGCAGTAACAAGTGCGAAGCTTGCAGCAAACGCTGTTGATGCAACGGCTTTAGCTGATAACGCTGTTGATTCTGGAGCGATAGCTAGTAATGCTGTTACTGAAGCAAAGATCGCTGCAAATGCTGTTGTCAATGCCAAGATTGCTGATGGAACGATTACAGCAGCGAAACTAAATACATCAAATATTGATAGGTCATTAAATGTAGCCAGTGGAAATCTTGGAATAAATAACACAGTTACAGCAGCGACAAGATCAGGAATCACTTATAACGCTCAAGGATTAATAACTGGAACAGTTGCTCTTGCTGCTGGTGATTTACCTGTTGCTACTACATCTGCTGTTGGTGGGGTTTCTGTTGGAACAGGTTTAAGTGTTAGCGGAGCTGGTGCATTATCACTTACTAATAGTGTTACTGGAGCAACAGTTAGTGGAATAACTTTCAACAATCAAGGAATGATTACTGCTGCTACGGGTTTAGTAGCAGGAGACCTCCCGACAGCGACCACGAGTGCCAAAGGTGCAGTACAAATTACATCTGGAGGTGGTTTAACTGTTGATGGTTCTGGTAATTTAACAACTTCAACAAGTGGAGTTAGTGCTGGTACTTATCAATCAGTTACTGTTAATAATAAGGGTGTCGTCACAGGAGGTGCAGCTTTAACAGCAGCCTTAATTCCTAATCTTGCTGCTAGTAAAATAACAAGTGGAAGCATAGATGCTGCAAGGATTGGAGCTGATTCTATTGATGGATCTAAGTTAAGTAATAGCTCAACAACGATATTTCAATCTATAGCTCAAAGTGGTTATCCAACAGCACAATTTAGTGGACAACTTCTTTTCGATACTGTTTCTGAAGATGCGTTTATTTGGGACGGTACTGCTTGGCAAGCAATCACCACCTTAACAAAAGGCTCATTGGTCTTTGGTGGAACCTACAACGCAAACACATCGAAAATGGTTTCGACTACCAGTGCAGGAATTGCGGCTGGTCTTGTAGTTGGATCTAATTTACCTACAGCTTCAGCGACTACTGACGGTGTGTACGTTGTAGTTTCTACGTCTGGAACTCCAAGCGCGCCAGCTCCAGTTGTTGCTCTTGCTCCTCCTGATTATATTTTAGGTGTCACCAATACTTCAGGTAGTAGTTGGAATGAAATCGATTTATCGCAGACCGTAGCGGGCCAGGTCGCAAGCAACATTACTTTCACACCTTATGGTCAATTAAGTTCAACTAACGTACAAGATGCACTTCAAGAATTAGAGACAGAAAAACTAGCACTTGCAGGTGGTACCATCACAGGTCAGGTGTTAATTGGTAATACTGGAAGTCTTGTATTTGAAGGATCTACGATTGATGCTTATGAGACAACAATAACAGTTGCAGATCCAACATCATCAGATAAAACTATTACTTTCCCAGACACAACTGGAACAGTAATTACAACTGGAGATACTGGAACTGTCACTGGAACGATGCTTGCCAATGACACGATCCAGAACGTAGATATTAAGAGTGATGCTGCAATTGCGTTTAGTAAGTTAGCTGCTTTAACTTCTGCTCAAATCCTTGTTGGTAACGGATCAAACGTCCCAACAGCAGTAGCAGTTACAGGAGATATAGGGATCAATAATGCAGGTTTAACTTCTATCACTGCTGGAGTCATTGTTGATGCTGACATTTCTGGATCTGCTGCAATCACAGGATCAAAGATTGCTACTGGAACGACAAGTGCCGTTGGTGTTCTTCAATTAACAAACGCAGCAGATAGCACAAGTACAACTACGGCTGCTACTCCTGCTGCTGTTAAGACAGCTAAAGATGCTGCTGATGCTGCACAAACAACTGCTAATGCTGCCTTGCCTAAAGCTGGTGGCACGATGACAGATAATTTAATTATTGATAATGGAAAGGAATTAAGGCTAAGTGAATCAGATGGTGACGGTACTAATTACACAGGATTAAAAGCACAGGCTCAATCAGGAGATATAACACTTACTCTTCCTGCTGTTGCTCCTACTGCTGGTCAAGTATTAAAGGCTGATGCGTCAACACCTACAACACTGACTTGGGCTGCTGATAGTGCAACTGATAACACTAAAATGCCACTTGCGGGAGGCACATTTACTAATGACGTAACCTTTACTGGGGATGCCAGTGATGGTTTATGGGATAAGTCAGCAAGTGCGTTTGTTGCAAACTTAACTGGAAATGTAACTGGTAACGTCACAGGTAATGTTACTGGAAACACGTCAGGCTCATCTGGTTCATGTACTGGAAACGCTGCTACTGCAACAGCTTTAGCAACAGCAAGAAATATTGGTGGAGTTAGTTTTGACGGAACAGCATCTATAAATCTTCCTGGCGTTAACACTTCTGGAACGCAAGATACAAGTGGAACAGCAGCCGTAGCAACTGCAATTACTGTTGCAGATGAATCAACTGACACCTCTTGTAATGTTTTATTTACAACAGCAGCAACAGGAGATTTAGGTGCTAAGTCAGGAACAAACTTAACTTTCAACTCAAATACTGGGGAATTAGCGGCAACATTATTTAGTGGTTCGGGCGCTTCTTTAACATCATTAAATGCGTCTAATATTTCTAGTGGAACACTTGCAGCAGCTAGGGTTGCGACACTTAACCAAGACACAACAGGAACAGCAGCATTAGCAACACAACTTACGGTTACAGCTAATAACTCAACTGATGAAACTGTTTATCCTTTGTTTGCTGATGGAGCAACAGGTAGTCAAGGAGCAGAAACAGATACAGGTTTAACTTATAACCCTTCTAGTGGATTGCTAACCAGCACAGGATTTGCAGGTGCATTAACTGGAAACGTCACAGGTAATGTAAGTGGATCGTCAGGCTCTTGTACTGGTCAAGCTGCTTCGGCAGTTTACGCAACAGCAATTACGGTTGCAGACCAATCTTCAGATACGTCTTGCAATGTTTTATTTGCTGATAGTGCAACAGGTAATCTTTCAGTTTATTCAGGAAGTAATTTAACCTTTAACTCTAGTTCTGGAGCGTTAACAGCTACATCCTTTGTTGGTGCGTTAACTGGAAACGTAACTGGTAATCTGACTGGAACAGCAACAAATGCTACTCATGTATATCTCACAGACAATGAAAGCACAAATGAAAATAATTTAATTCCATTTGTTGAGAACGGAGCGTCAAGTACTGGTAATCACGGTCTGGAAATGGATGGTGATTTAACTTATACCCCTGCTTTAGGAAGACTCACAGCTACTCAATTAGCAGGAACACTTGTA